AGACAGTGTGGGACCAAGAATACCAGGAATAGCGTCAATATCAACACTAGCAGTGGTATAACCTTTACCAGGGTCTGCAACATTGACTTCAGCGATTGCACCAGATCCAGTTTCCTCATCTAGAGTAACTGTGACGGTGACTTTACCACCTTCGCCGTCTCCGAGGACAGGAACGTCATAATAGACGCCAGGTGCGTATTCTGTGCCACCATCGTTGATGACAACCTTCTCAATTTGACGGAAGGATGCAATATCGGAGATAATAGGTAGTTTCTTGTAGAATCCACCAGGAGAAACAAGTTTGATCGTGTTAATAGGACCAACTGCTCTGGTAGAGGTAGTAGAGTAGAAGGAATACTCATTCCCTTGATCATCAGCGCCAATTTCAGCGTTTGCACGCTCAGGCTCTCTATTAAGTGGGAATTTGAATTCAGTATCGCTTACAATTTCGCTGACTCTGAATCTACCTTGATATGGTGTTGTGATAACGTCAATATACGAGTTATCACCGACTGGAGAATTAGCTCCTGTCCTAGAAGGATCGAAGTAGTAAGAAATGTTTGTGACATCGCCCAGCACCAAGAATTTAACGAATGGATTTCCTGCACCAGCACCTGCGATACCAGGAGTGCCATCTCTTACAGTATTATTGAAGGAATACTCCAACTTATACTGGTTATCCTGAGAGAAGGACAGATAGTATCCGAAGTTGGAAGGATCGCCAACATCGAAGTTGTACTGGTGATTTCTGGTAAACAGAAGGGTAGGATGCTTAGCATAGACGTTTACATTCTGAATGCCATTGTTGACAAACCCAGGATCGGACACTGCTGCTGCCCTAATGCCAAGTGTAAACTCTCTAGATCCGATAACATCATCAACGAAGAAAGATCCATTATATTGATTACCTTGGAATCCTTCGGTGAAGAGAATATCGTTTGCTTTATAGAAGTGAGGAGTATTAGATGTGAAATACACCTTATCAGTCCTAACACTACCAGTCATGATGATGTCTTTCTCAAGACGTGCTGTTACACGAATTTTCTTGACAGACGCAAACCCAGAGATCTCAACAGACTTCTCATCTTCTGCCAGAGTGATATTACCACTATTGACACTAACAACGTCATTAGGAATGTAGTTAGATCCAGGATGGACTTCCAAGATCTCAATGCTGTAGTTATTACCTTGGTCATAACCCATCAAACGGGTCTTGAGACTAATTGCTTCAGAAGTTGAGACATGACTCCAAGTAACCTGACCGTCAGATACATCACCTGTGGTGTGAGTAGGAGGCACTGTAGTAGTAACACCACCGCCACCAGCAGCAACTTCATAAACGTTGAGACGATACCAAACACGCTGACCAACAGCATACAAACGATGTGGCAACCACTCAGGCATATCCAGACCAGTATATTGAGGTCTAGGATATGGATGCTGAGTCAAGTCAACAGTAAACTTACCTGCATCGTCAATGAATGCCCAGTTAATAACACCGTCAGAGACAACACCAGTGTTATGCTGAGGTGCAATAGTGCCAGATGTGCCAGCACCTTGTGCCTCATAGATTCTCTTCTGGTTATAGACACGATCTCCCTGTGCATATGCAGTTGATGCCTGCCAAGGTGATTCTTCTTCAATAGTATCGAAGTAAGTGCCTTCAATCTGGTTTACATCAGCAGGGGATGCTGTAGTGCGGAATCTATCAGTAGTGTTGAATGTGCCGTAGGTTTTACCGACCCTATACTTGGTGCCAACGCCAGGATTCTGCAGAGTGCCTGCAGGAATCTCTGTAATAGTTGCAAATGCAGTTGTAGTGCCAACGTTATTAAACTGCTGCAGAATAGAATACTTAGTCAGCTTAACATCTTGGTTAAATGTCAACTCAAGGACATTATCAACCTTCTGATACAGAGCATCTCTAATGTAGAATTTAGGAATAACATCAGCATCGATAACCAGTCTCTTACCACGAGGTGATGGGACTGTGGAAGTCTTAGATGCATACTGATCATACACAGAAGATAGTGTATATGTACCAGGAATCATTGTAGAGAAAGTCTGGGACATATCCAGAATTTGCAAACCACCAGGACCCTCAGTCCACACAGAAATTGCAGGTGTAGAAACAGTTGTCCAGGTCATACCGATTGTATGATCGGTAAATGCAATGGTGCTATGCTTATTAAGACCAGTCAGTGTATAAGATCCACGCTGAGTGTGTGCTCTATCAAACTTGATCAGTGCAACATCAGAGTTGGATGTTGTGATTGCAATCTCAGCGGTAGGCACAGTGTATGAAGTGCCAGGATAAGGTGCAGCATCATCGAGCACAAAGTCGTCGATGTTACCACGGAAAGAATTACTTGCGTTTGGAGGACTGGAAGGACCACAGATAACAACATCATCAAGAGCAACATCAGTAGTGCTCTGATAACTGATCTGTTGGTTACCACCAATGAAGACTTCATAACGATACAGACCCAGAGACTCTTGACGCTTCTGGACAGTAACGTGGACCCATGCACCAGCAGCAAAAGCATCCCAGTTAGTTGTTGCAACAGAAGAAGCAACCTGAGTGCCATTCAAGTAAAGGATAACCTTTTGATAGTCGGGATCAGTGTTATCACCCTGGATAGTTGCAGTGATTGAATTAGTATTAGTGGCATCATTAACATGCAACAGTGTAGGCTCATGAGCAGTGCCCCATACTGTTGTATTCATGGACATCCACATTCTGCCACTCCACTCAACAGGAGTCAGACCCAAGTCTGCGATAGTGATAGGTGCAACGTCGTTAAACTTCAGAGATCCAGTGCCAAACTTATAGACAGCGGCATCAAATGTAAGATCGGATTGACTAAAGTAGTTGTAAGTGCCAAGCTCTTGCTTAGTGGTATCCTCAACAGGATTTGCAGCATTGCCCATTCTCCAAGAGACAAGCTGATCAGACTGTTGACGGTTAGCAGCAATAATAGTGTCGCCAGAGTTATCCAAAGCATGAGTATATGCTTGGAAACCAATACTTGCAGTATCGTCAATCTTAGTTTGATGCAGCAAAGTGCCGTCATACTTCATATAAGAGATAACTGAATATCTCTGATTTTGTGCTTCGATGACATCAGAAACGAGGGTATAGTTACCCCACTGGTCATAAGAAATATCAGCATGATGCATTTCGAGGAAATCACCAGCAGTTGTAACTGTCTTACTCCAATCCCAGTTTGTATCTGCAGTAGAAAGCAGGAATTTGTTGACCTGAATCTTATCGTACTTAGAAGCAGCGGAGTTAAAGACATCCCAGACAACAACGATAGATCCATAGTCATCCTTGATCATTCTAGGATTGACAACACGTCCACCGACTGTAGGCACCTGCTTGATCCAATCCATCTCAAGGTTTGCACCATCATAGAAGAATTCACCGAAGATCAAGTCATCATTTTGGTCGTTAACACCAATAAAGAAGAATCTATCATCGGAGATCATCATGATTTGATGCATCTTCTCAGAATCATCCTGAGATGCAACCTTACGCTTCTCAACAAGATCACCCTCAATACCACACTGGATGATCCACATATCATCAGGATCGACAGAATTAGTATCGGTATAACCGCAAAGATAAATGCGTTGCTCTTGGTCCAGAGCGATAGAAGTCACATAATCTCTTCTGGTGCTACCAGAGATACCAGCGATTGCTCTCTGCCACTTCAGAATACCGTCAGGATCGTTTGCATTGTTGAATCCAGACTCATACAGACCCAACCAGATATCTGGGTTAAATGTATCGTTGTCAGGGTTTTTAGTTTGGCCTGTAACGTAAATAAGGTCGTTTTCTGGAGCATCATTGATAACCATTTTGAGGAATTCAGCCCTCTTCTGGTTAGCATTGATAGGAATAAGAGTCCTTTCCCAAATCCTCTGACCAAGATCATCAAACTTGGCAAGGAAACCAGACTCATCACCATCTGGCTCAACAATCTTACCGCAAATATATGTAAAACGTTGAGCAGTAACTTTGATATCGTTAACGCTAACGACACCAGTTGCTTCCATATACTCGGTCAACCAATAACGAGTCTTCTTAAACTGCTGAGGGTGAGAGACACGAATCTGAGGAGGATTCTCAGGATCATAACCATTACCAGAGTTAATAATGTTGACTTTGTTAATTTGACCAGTATTCTCCAATACAATTTCCAACTTACCATCTTGTCCAGATGAAGTGATCAATTCAAACGTAGGGGGAATATCTTCGTTATAACCGACACCAACTTGAGAGACATTGATACGCTCAATACCAGAGACAACTTTAACTTTGAAGTTTTTGTTAGTGTTGTCAATAACAGGAGAAGAATTGACAATCAATTCGTCCTGCTGTCGCAGATCATGGTTTTCTGCAGTAACAATCACACCATATGGACGATCACCAATGATCTCCTTAGAATAGGAGTTAATCTTCTGACCCTTGACAGATTCGATAAGTGCAGAGGCACCGAAACCACCTGTGCCTTCATCATCGAAGAAAATGGTGTCATTAACCTGATAAGACTCACCTGGGTTTTCAATAACGAAACCATCAATCTGAGCATCCTCAAACTGAGTAGTTGTTTCAACCTCAATGTCCACTCTAGATTCTTCAGAAACCTGAGGGAAGTAATCATAGATTTGTAGAGTTGCCTCTTCAGACATTTCAAGAATCTCTTGCTGCTCATTAGCATCAATGATTCCGTCATTGTTACTGTCCTGAATCTCGAAGATAATAGGATAACCTTCAATCTCAGTTGTTAAGACATCTGCTTCTTGGTTGGGTGCTCGATCAACATCGATGTCAACGTTGACATAAGGATCTCTATAACGGACAACATCTTGAGGAATATTTTCTTGGGTTGCACCCTGAGCAAAGTTCCATTGATCAGGCAGTGAGTTAAACTGAGGTCCAAGAATATATGGGAATTCAGCAACACCTGCTTCCGATGCATCAATAGTAATAAAGTATGCATAGGTGCCATCAGGATACTGAGGTGTCTTACAGAAACGACCATTGTAGTTATCCAGATCGCCAGATTGGAAGTCATATGTATAGTCAGCAACAAACGATCCAGCAGGATATGTGGACAACTCAGGTCCATCAATACGAGCAGGATTAGGGTTAGTTGCAGCGTCAAATACAACGTTATCCTTTAACTTATAGGATGTGCGAAGTCTTCTAATGCCACTATTTTGATCAGTTGGGTCAATGTAACCATAAGGACCGTAGATTGGGTTGCCATCGAAAGCCCAACCCAGAATAGGAGAGTGCTCAAAATTAGATGCAACTTCTTGGAATTGCTGTGTAACAGGATTGAGGAAGACATTATCACCAACCACATAACGAAGCTCCTTAGGATCGCTAAGGTGGGCATACTCACCACCAAACTGGTTATTCAGACCAGTGAAGACATATCCTCTTGCTCCATCATACTTATCAACCAGATCATACTGGAGGTTTTTATTCCACTCAAACACCTGTGGTGTAAATTCAGCAAAATCACCAACAGACTCAAGTCTAACAGTAGTGAGACCTTGGGTATATCCAATACCTCTGTTTGTGATCTCAACACTAAGGACTCTACCTTTATCTTCACCAACAGTGCCGATAATTGCTCTTGCAATAGCACCAAAACCATCACCATTGATTACAATCTCAGGGGCAGTGGTATATCCACTACCAGAGTTAATAATAGCGATAGAAACGATACGACCGTTAATAACAATAGGTTGTGCCAGAGCACCTTCACCAGAGTTAACTCTAACTGTAGGCAATCCTGTATAACCACTACCAGCATTAGTAAGACTAACACTTTGAATTGGACCACGGACACTTGCAGTTGCTGTAGCACCTGTGCCACCGCCACCAGTAATAGAAACGCTAGGTTGTGAAGTATATCCTGATCCTGGTTGCTCAACCAGAATTCTGGTGACGCGACC